CTCCCCCCGCTGAAGAACCACATGTATGTCCAGAAGGCCAAGTATGGGATGCGGAACAAGGCAAATGCGTACCCAACCCAGAAACAACCGTAAAAGAACAAGAGCATGAATGCCCCGAAGGATATGTCTGGGATCCGGTTCAAGGCAACTGTGTCCCCAAAGAGCCGGAAACAACAACTGAAACCCCCGAAGTAACCGTGACAACCGAAACCCTAACCGACAAAGACAAACAATACATCAGCGAAGCCCTATTCACCATGACAGAGCAAGACAGAAGCGAATTATGGGGCGGCAGAGGCCCCGGATTCGAAAACTGCGTCGCATACTTCATGGAAGACAAGGGATTGCCTGAAGAAAACGCTAGAAGACTATGCGCATGGATAGGCCGCAAAACCGGAAAAATTCCGGAAATGCTGATGGAACAGGAGCAACCGCCACCGGAAACTCCGCAGGTAAAAGTTGAACATGAATGTCCAGAAGGCTACAAATGGGATCCCGAAACCGGCAACTGCGTGCCAATAGAACCGCCCATGAAAGAAGCGCCGCCGCCAATGACAACTGAAACATTCCGGCTTCCGGCAAAAATCAAATTTAAGGGCGTATCCGAATCAATAGAGAAACGCGGCAATCAATGGTGCGTAGTCCATTGCCATGGGCCAGACGCTGGCAAAGTCATTAAATGTTTTGACACCCGCGCCGAAGCTGAAGCAATGCACCGAGCAATAATGGCTAATGAAACATTCACCCTAATTGAACAGGACGGCCGGCCTCCTAAGGAATGGTGGGACCGCTGCACCGCTTACGTCAGCAAAACAATGCCTGAATACACCGATGAACAAGTAGCAGCCGTCTGCGGGCACATCTATTATCATATGCCCGGCGGCAAATCCGCAACATTCGAAACCGCAAAAGGCCTAGTAGAAGCACAAATGAAACGTATGGAAGACCGGCTGCTCTTCAATAGCATTTTAATGAATGAATCAATCCGTAAACAGCTAGAAACTATACATCATGCCTCAGTCATTAGAGACCAGAAAGTTGCGGCGCCAATAAACATGCTCATCGAACAAATCGGCAAAATCCCCAAGGCCCTAAACAGCGTACTAGCAGAAATCAAACGATTAGACGCACGCATCAATGACATTAAACTTGCGCCATTAGCAACTGAAATCGCCAAAACAAAATATGACCTAAAGAACATGCAAAGACAAATCAAAGAAATGCAAACTAAATATGGTGAGACAACTGAAGCTCTGAGAAATCTGAACAAGGAATATGTAAAATTCATGGAAGAACAGCAAAAACAGAAAGAAATCGCTGAAACAATCCAAAAAGAAAGGCAATTAAGCGAAGTTTTAACGGAATTCAAAGATTACATATCTAAAATGAATGATAAACTGGACAATTTCGGCGTAAGACTTGACAATCTAGAAGCCAACCAGAAAGGCGAATTTAAAGGAAACGCTAAACCGTTAGAACCGCCCGAAAAGAAAGAGTACGTTCCCCGCGGCAATCCACACGAAATAAAATAAATAATTTCTTCATGGTGACGAAACCGCCGAAAGGCACGTCACTAGCCGAAAGGCTAAACCAAAAGGAGGAATGTAAAAATGACAGATTTATATCCAGACGAAGAAGGACATATCAGCGACGGTCTTGTCATAGGCTTCTGCAAAGCAGTAGACTCAATAGAGCTTCATGAAGCCGTAGCCCTAGGATCCACCGGAGTGTCAGGATTTGTCAGCGTAAAAGCTGCATCAGCGGACGGTGACGCCGTAGGAATAGCCTTAAAATCGGCTAGTGCCGGAGACGTAATTCCCGTATGCTTCTACGGCGTAGTAAAAGTTGTTGCCGGCGCAACCATAACAACCGGCCAAATGTGCATGAACGACGCATTAGGAACCTACATTCTGCCAATACCAAACATTGCAGACACAACCGCAGCCGAAGGATGGACCAACCTCATCGAATTCGTCGGATTATGCGGGACCGGAACCCGCAACAGACTAGGAATAGCATTGCAGCCAGCAGCCGCAAGCGGCGACGAATTCCTACTGCTTGTCGGCGGAATAAGATAGCCTCCAACCAAAAGGTGAAAACCATGCTAAGCATACAAGAAATGGTCCAGAAAACAGCGGAGCAACGAAAAGCCATTGAAGAAGTCATGGACACTTTGGGCGCCTTCCACCCCGAAGAAGAATCGCCAGACCATCAGATAGCGTCAATACTGGCACATCCAAAAGCTTCAGTACGCAAAGAACTCAGAGAAAGCCTAAGAACAATTCCACTACGCGAATTCTTGACTAGTGGCGTAGCCGGCGCATCATATCTAATTCCCGACAAAATTTATCAAGTAATGTTTGAAGCCGCATACATCACAGACATCGTGCCATTATGCAGCACAATAGTCGACTGCCCCGGCTCAACCCTAAAAGTTGACATTGCCGTTGATGAACAGTATAAGCCGCATTATTATGGTCCAGGCGGCACAATTCCAACAGAAACAATAGAAACAACGCAAGCAACTATAACGCCGAAAACATTCGGCATCAACCCGCAAATCACCAACGACCTAATTGAGGACAGCCAATTCGACCTTATAGAGATGCATCTTAGACAGGGCGCCCGTGCAATGGGAGAATTCGCCACGCAAATGTGGCTTGCTGATCTGATAGCTGCGCCCGACGGAGACGGAACCCAAAACACCGTCAGCACCGCAACCAACGATAAAACGTATCTAGGCGACCTAGCTGCAGCATGGGCTGCAAATGCTGAAGACGGATTCATAAGTGACACAGTAATATTGGCTCCCGAACCGCTCACAGACATTCTAAGCGATGCAACCGTAAGCCAGTACAGCGACCAATTCCACACACGCGCAGTGAATGATCCGCCAAACCAATGGGGCCAATTCATGGGCATGAACATCGTGCTGGTTGTCGGCATGAACAAAAGCTACACTGGAGACGGAGCCCTATACATAAGCAATAAATGGCACAGCTTCGTCTTGAATAAGGCGAACGCTACGTTGACCGTCCGCAAGAGATGGCTGAAAATCGAGAATTACAGCGATCCAATCCGCGACCTTGTAGGCGCAACAATAACGGCCAGACAAGACCAAATAACCGTCTATAAAGACGCAAGCTGCGAAATAACAGAAAGCTAAGCCGGCAAAATTAACGCCGGCCCCCCTCCCCTTTTTTAGCTGGAAACAAATTTGACACATGAAAAGAAAATCCGCAAAGGCAAATGCAGCATGTGCGGAAACACATTCATATATTTCGAGGAAGGCCCACCTGGAGAATTCTATTTCCTCGCCAAAAAATATCACGGTAATCTTTGCTGGAACTGCGCCTTAAGAATTCTCAATTATATTCGCAGTTTCCGCGAGCAACGGAAATGGAAAACGATCATTGGATGATGACCTTGACCACTAGGAGAACCGTAAGGTAATGACCGAAACTCCCGTCGCTGAATTATGCCACGTGGCATAAAGTTACAGTCACAAATTGTGGCAAATCCTTTGAAAAAGAGGTGGTTTAAAAGAAATGTTAAGTATCCAGGAAATGGTTGCTAAGACCGAGCAGCAACGCAAGGCCATCGAGGAAGTTATGGACAGCAAAGGCTACTATCATCCGGAAGACGCAAACCTATACATGGGCCAGAAAAGAAGCATACAACGTGAAATCAGCGAAAGCCTGAGAAAAATTCCGTTACGCGAATTTTTAGGCAAAGGAATTGCTGGCGCCGACTATTTGATACCTGCGAAAATCCATCAAATCCTCATAAGCGCAAGTAAACGCTTCGATATTGTCCCTCAAATCAGCATGCAAATCGTAGAAGGATGGCAAGGCGGAAGCCTAAAAGTCGACATAATCGTAGATGAATCTTTACGCGCCAAAAAATTCGCTAGCGGCGGAGAAGTTTCAACTGGCCTAGGAAAAACCGTTCAGGCAACATTAACGCCTATCAGCTTCGGCCAGACTCTGGCAATTACGAATGACATGATTGAAGATGCACAATGGGATCTTATTGAATGGCATATACAGCAAGCTGCCAAAAGCATGGGATATCAAGCTTCAGATTTAGCGTTAGAAGTGTTAAAAACCGCAACTGACGGAGACGGAACATTAAACAGCAGCGCAACCGGAGACGCTGACGAAACAAAATGGACCGGCGGAACAACCGCCGACATAGAAACCGCAATCAAAGAGCTAGGAGCCGACGAATTTGTTCCAAACACCATTGTCATGACTAGCGAGGCGTGGATGCACAGCGTAAGCAGCACAATAACGCGGGGGTGGTCAACTAAAAAAGGCGTTGAAGGCTACGACTTGCAAATAGGCCCTCTAGACGTAATAATTTCAAACAGCTCCCAACTTCACAACGGTTCATTCGCAAATTGCATAACATTGGTATTTGACAGATTTAACGCGTTGTTAACTGGCCGTAAACGAT